CTTGACGGTAGCCTCAGCGGGTACTCGCTTTCTGGAATCTTCGACCTATACGACGACAGCACGGGCATCGTCACCGACTACAAGGCCGCAGGGACAATTAAGTGGCAGAAGCAGGAATTCGATGATTACAAGATGCAAGTGCTTCTATATTGTTGGATGTTGCAGCAGATGGGGTTCGAGGCTTGGAACGGCGAGATAGTCATGATTCTAAGGGATTGGGTGAAGTCGAAGGCCCGATTCGATAGCGACTACCCACAACATCAGGTCCAAAAGGTGGCGTGGCGATTCAACAATCATGACATGGAGCTTGCAGAAAACTTCATAGCAGGGTGGTTTACGGAGGTTCAAGAGCAGGAAAAGAGGCCCGACAGTAAGCTGATTCCATGCACACAAGAGCAGAGATGGCACAAGGATGATAAGTGGGCGGTGGTCAAGCTCGGCGCGAAAAGAGCCACCAGAGTTCTCGATTCCGAGGATGCGGCTAACAGCCTTGCCGCACAACTATCAGAGAAGCAGGGAAAAGGCTTTCACGTCGAATATAGAAAAGGCGAAGATACAAAGTGCCTCATGTATTGCCCAGTCGCTCAATTTTGCCCACACGGACAAACTGTGTTACCATGTAGTTAGTAACCAGTTTATACCAACGGAGGGCAAATGGAAGTCTGGAAGGATATCGAAGGATACGAAGGGTTTTATCAGGTCAGCAATTACGGAAGGGTCAAGAGCCTAGACAGAATTGTACAAATGCGTCGTGGCGGCAAGACGCTAGATATGCACATCAAGGAACGCATAAGGAGACAAGTAAAGTCTCGTGACGGGTACTATGGCGTTCAACTTATTAAAGGATGCAAAGAGAAGACAATCAAGGTCCACAGGCTTGTAGCAGTTGCGTTCCTCGATAATCCAGACGGACTCCCAGAAGTGAATCATATTGACGGCAACAAGGAGAACAACAGAGTCGAGAATCTTGAATGGTGCACACACGGACACAATATTCGTCATGCTATCAGAACGGGCCTCATTAAGGCAGAGAACAGAAGAAGCAATCGCAAAAAGGTAAGACGCTCAGATGGGGTTGAGTTTGCAAGCCTGACAAAAGCAGCAGAAGCCAGCAACGCACAAATCAGTAACATATCGAAGTGTTGCCATGGGCAACTTGCGCATACAGGAGGCTACGGCTTTGAGTTTATTCAGTGATACACACATCCGGCACCGCATAGGCGAGGACACCAAGTGCGACAGCTACTGCCCTGTGTCGGATTTCTGCCCGTTTGCCCGCGCCAAGAAGTCGGACGT